CAGAAATGTGCGGGCCTTTTGTTATACCCAAATTTGCCCTTGTCTGCTGGGCTTTAAATGCAGAATAGGCAGTGCGCAGAGTGGCTGCGCGTTTACAAATAAAATCTGGCCGAAGGAGAGACACATGGAATTTTTGAAGGAACTTTTCGGAAACGAATCTTTAACCTATGAGCAATTAGCAGCAAAAGTGGCCGAAAAGAAAATGAAACTGGCTGATTTATCAACAGGCGCTTATGTCGGAAAGGATAAGTATGAAACCTTGACGGCAGATCGTGACGGATTAAAACAGCGTCTTGAAGAGGCCAACGGCAAGCTGGAGGGGTACGACCCTGAATGGAAAACGAAGGCTGAGCAGGCCCAGACGGAAGCCGACGCTAAGGTTAATAAAATCCGGCGCGGCTATCTGCTGAAGGAAGCCGCAGGCGGTATTAAGTTTTCCAGCGAGAGCGCCAAAAAGGCGTTTTTATCCGATCTGGAGGCGGCTGAGCTTCCCGTACAGGAGGATAAGGTCCTGGGCTTTGAGGATTTCTTAAGCAAGTACAAGGAAAGCGATCCCTCCGCCTTCCTCCCGGACAAACCGGCGCCCACTATTACCGTCCCGGGACAAGGACCTGCTTCCAAGAAAACAGGGCAGCAGCTTCTTGATGAAAAGTACAAAAACAATCCATTCTATCACCCGAAAGGAGAATAACCCATGTCAATTAAATACGGTTCTTTAAACGTAGATGAAAGATACTCCGGTATTCTGGAGCCTAATCTTTATTACAACCCTGTGCTGGTGCCCGGCGTGACCTGCACAGACAAATATCAAATCGGGCCGGCGGGTCAGATTTATGTGCATAAGCTTACCACCTCCGCGGTGGAATCCGGAACTCCGGGCCGGGATTTCTCGGACACCGCCGTATCAGATACCTTAATTCCGATTCAGCTGAATAACAATTTCCAGCGCTCCTATAAAATCTATGGAGTACAGGCGGCCGCCGTAGAGTTCAGCGTGGCTGAAGAAGCCCTCTCGACCGCAACTCAGGAAATCCGCGAAGGCTGGATGCAGTGCGGCCTTGCCTGCTTAGCCCAGGAGGGAACCGCCGCCACACTGACCACGGCGATCACCGACGTTAAGGAGGATATCATCGCCACACGCCAGGAAATCGTGGAGGATAAGGGCCGGGCTAACGTAGTCATGTGCACCCCGGCTTTCTACAGCCAGGTCTTGCTTGCCGCCGGCAAAGACTTCACTCCGGTCATGAATGACCGGATCGCCAGCACCGGAAATGTGGGGCAGTGGCTGGGCATGACCTTTGTGGAAGCCAACGGCGCCCAAGGCTCTATTAAGTATTATGACAGCACCGGCGCGCAGAAAACGGTTGATATGTCCACGGTGCAGTATGTCATGTACTATCACGAGGCCCTGTCCGTGATCAGCAACTTTGAGGTAGCCAGAGTGATTGATTCCGAGCGCTTTGCTGGTTCCCTGGCCCAGGTGGAAATGAATACCGGGTATAAGGTGACCAACGCCACTCTGGCCCGTGTGCGTAAGGTGGTAACCTCTCCGGGCGGTTGAAGTGAGGTGTCCCCGAATGTACTCAACGTATCAGCAGTACCAGCAGCGGGGCGGAAAGCTTCCGGAAAGCGAGTATCAGGCAAACGCGCAAAAAGCGTCTGAGCTCATTGATTATTACACGATGGGACAAGCGGCCTCAGCGGAAACAATGGGGCCGCAGCTCTCGGCGTGCGAGTGTGATTTGGCGGATATCATACCGACGCTTCAAGGGGCGGCCTCCGGGATTCAGTCTGAAAACGTGGACGGATACAGCGTTTCCTTTTCCGGCCAGACAGAAGCCAACGCCGGCGTTTTGTCGGTTATGAAGCGTCACCTCTCCTTCCCTGTCAACCTGCTGGTGTTTTCCGGCTGGTCCTTTGTGTGAGGTGATGCCATGATAACCAACGCGGATATCACCATCTACCATGAAACCTACAACAAGGAAACCCGGCTGAAGGAGTGGACTTCCAGGCAGTATCCTGGCGTTAACTGGTACGGAAAGCAGGCCGTTTCTGTAGGGGATACCGGACTGAATACGGCGGATTCCTATATCGTGCGGATTCCCACCGAGGAAGCAATTGTTATATCAAACGGCGATCTTGTGGTAAAAGGGCTTGTGACAGACCAAATCACAGGCCCTTCCCAATTAACCGGAAAATATGAGTGCTTTGTGGTAACCGCGGTAAGGGACAACCGAAGGGGTACTCCCATGATGCGGCACTGGAGAATCGAGGGGAAATAACGATGGCTGGAGGCTTTAAAATCGAAACACCCAAAGGCGCGGTTTTCACCACAACCGGCAAAAACGGAAAAATCATAGCGAGGCTGGAATGGAATAAAAATTTCAGCGCTGAAAGAAGCGACCAGTTCAACCAAACCCAAAGGTTTGTAGACAGCGAGGTTTTACGCCTTTCCTCCCCCTATGTTCCTTTTCAGACTGGTATGCTGGATAAATCTGGCATACTGGGAACCGATGTTGGCTCCGGTGAAGTCAATTACATCGCCCCCTACGCCGCCGCTCAGTATTACAGGACTTCGGTCAGCCGTCCCTATGACTCACAGAGAGGCGCGAAGTGGTTCGAACGCATGAAGATCGACCACAAGGACGAAATCCTGCGGGGCGCCAAAAAAATTTCAGGAGGCAAATAGCATGGCTGATACTATTATTCAATCTCTGCGGGATTATTTCCTGACCTGTCCGTTGATGGGAGACAGCGCGATCAATGTAGATTATCTGCCGGAAGGCCCAGAGGTGGAATATTCCATCGATACCACCCCGGCCACGGAGATCGTAAAGCAGTATATTGGCGGAAGCAGCGTGCGGCAATACCTGTTTGTGATCCGGTCCGTCAATGATTATGGACCGGACGTTTTGCAGAACCTTGCCAACAGCGGATTTTATGAGAATCTGGCGGCATGGCTGGAAGTCCAGACCAGAACCGGCAATTTTCCGAGCCTGCCGGAAGGAAAAATCCCGCAAAAAATCGAAGCCCAAAGCACGGGCTATCTATTCACAACCGGGCCTGACACTGGAAAATATCAAATCCAGTGCAGGCTTCAATACTTTCAGGAGGTATAACTATGGCAAATGAAACCATTATGCGGTTCCAAATCGCGGACTATTTAGGCATTCCCGGGGACAGCGATACAACCTACGCGCTGATGGGTGCGGGCTTCAATACCCTGGACGAGAACCCCGCCGCCCAGTTGGACACCAAGGCGTATATCAACGACAAGGCCGCGTCCAGCATTGTGAAGGGCTATCAGCCCCAGTTCCCCTTTGACACCGATTTGATCAAATCTGAGGAAGCGGTCATGGAGCTTTACAAGATCGGACGGGACGAGCTGACCGGCGCCGACGCGGAGCGCGATTATATCCGGGTTGAATTGTTCGAGCCGGTAGCTTCTAAGGAAAACACCTTTAAGGCCAGAAAATTCAGGGTAGCCGTAGAGGTGGCAAGCTGTGCCGGCGCTGGCGGCGAGACCATCAAGGTCACCGGCAACCTGAACAACGTGGGAACCTTTGTAGACGGTGAATTTAACACCACTACAAAAACCTTCACCGAAGCAGGCGCCGCCGAATCCATGTGATAAGAAGGAGGACACAGCCGATGTTTACCGTAAACGGAAAAGAGCTGGACTATGATATTTTTGACGCCGATAAGGCGGATCTCATTCAAAGGGTGATGGAAGAAACCTTTCAAAAAATCGCTTCCATTGACGCAAATTCTCCGGAAAACACCTGGGCGGGTTTTGTAAGGGAAATTTGTGAAGCTGTGGCCGCTGCGTTTGACAGGCTTTGGGGTGCGGGAACCGCGGTCAAAATTTTTGACGGCGTGGTGAATCTAAAAGTCGCAATGAACGCATTTCAGGAGTTAGTGGACGGTATTAACGCGGAAAAGGCTGAGCTTGAGACTATGGCGAAAGCTGTCACGGCTAAGTATTCCGGAAACCGCGCCCAGCGCCGGGCAAAGAAATGAATATCCTGACAGACCCGGCTCCCAAAACGGTAACCATCGGCGGCGCGGAGGTCCCGATCAATTCGGATTTCCGCGCCTCTGTCCGTTTTGAAATGATGATGGAGGATTCCTCCCTTTCCGAGCTGGACAAAACAGTAAAGGCCCTGAGCCTTTATTATGACACGGGCGGTTCAAAAAGCAGCTTTAAGCCGCCGGCGCCTATAGAGGAAGCCATTGACAAAATGCTGTGGTTCTACCGGGCCGGAAAGGAAGAAAACGGCGCTGTAAGCGCCGGGAAGGGGGCGCAGATTTATTCCTATTCCTTTGATGACGAATACATTTTCGCGGCTTTTCTGGAGCAGTACGGCGTAGATTTGCAGGATATTCCTTATCTTCACTGGTGGAAATTCAAAGCCATGTTTCTGGGGCTGAAATCCGATTCCAGGATTGTGGAAATCATGGGTTACCGAAGCATTGACATCACGTCGAAAATGAGCAATGAGCAAAAACAGTTTTACCGGAAAATGAAAAAGCAGTTTGCGATTCCTCTCTCCCAGCCTGAGCGGGAAAAGCTGAACGCTATCGAGCAGGCCCTTTTAAACGGCGGAGATGTGAGCAAGGTGCTCTAATCCTTTTTCTTGACAGGGTTGTGTAATGAATACACATCGTGCTATAATCTAGGAAAAAGGAGGAAGATGCAATGAAAAGGGTACTTTGTGGGGCTTTGGCGGTTATCCTTGCCATCGGGTGTTTGACCGGGTGTCAAGAAGGAAATGATCTAAATTCTACGAATGAATCATCGCAGGCCGTATCATCTAAACCTAATCCGGCGGATATGGAAAGCGAAAAAGAGGGAGAATCTTCTCTCATCTCATCTTCTGGGGAGAACCAAATCTCCTCAACGGAAGAAATTACTGATGGACAATACCAAATTCACAATATATCCTTTTTTGTACCGCCTAAGTGGGAATCTAAAGAAATAGGAATGGAACGCTTGGGTTGGGTCTACAAACTATCTGAAAATACCGAATTGCGCGTTCTAAACACTCCAAGTGCGATACGATCGCAAAATGAGTTGGATTCTTATTTTAAAGCAATGCAACAGTCTGGTGTTAGCGAATCCTCTATTAAAATTTATGCAGAAGAACGAACACAACCTGGTTCTTCCTATTGGTATCTTGAATATACCGATGTTATAGATAACCATGATGAACAACATCTAGAATCTATGTTTGAATGTTCCTCTGGAGGCGTAAATTTTATTTTAAATACTACCCCAGAAGAAGTAGAGTCATATCGCGGTATTTATAACGATGTCTTAAATTCATTGAAATATATAGGTTAATTAGTAAGCATCTGTTTAATTGACAGATGCTTTTTTATGCCTAAAATTAGGTGGTGACCCCTATTGGAAAAGTGAAATGCCCATATTGTGGGTATGAAATGCCTTTGCGGTTAAGCCAGACGGCTGACTGTAAGGGCGTTTTTATTAAATGCAAAGGAAAGAACTGCAAACAGATATTTGAAATCAAGATAAATAACGGGAAACAGGTCAAGTAGTGCCATTATGAGCCGATGACCTCACAGGAAAGGGTGAGATTATGGCTTATGATGGCTCTTTAAAATTTGATACCAGGGTTGACAGCTCCGGTTTTAAGTCTGGAATTGAAAAGCTGGGGAGCATTGCGAAAACCGGGCTGAAAGTAACAGCCACCGCGATTGGAGCGGTAAGCGGTGCGTTTGGCGCCGCTGTTCTTTCCGGCGTTAAGTACAATTCCCAAATGGAACAATATATTACTTCCTTTGGTACGATGCTTGGCAGCGCGGAAGAAGCCACAAAGCTGGTTAACAATCTGAAGGAAATGGGGGCCAAAACCCCATTTGAAACCTCAGATTTGGCAAAAGCTTCTCAAACCCTTTTAGCTTTTGGAACCTCTGCGGAAGATCTTCTCCCCACCCTTCAAATGCTTGGGGACGTATCCCAGGGGAATAAGGAGCGGTTTGACAGCTTAACCCTGGCGTTTGCCCAGGTTGGAAGCGCCGGCAAGCTGTCCGGGCAGGATTTACTACAGTTTGTCAACGCGGGCTTCAATCCTTTAAACGAGATCAGCAAAATGACCGGCGAGAGCATGGCGGAGTTAAAAGAACGCATGTCCGCCGGTGGGGTATCAGCAGAGGAAGTTGCGGAAGCCTTCAAGCACGCTACCAGCGAGGGCGGCCAGTTTTACCAGGCAACGGAGGCACAGAGCCAAACCTTTAACGGGCAGATGTCCACGCTGAAGGATAACGCTATGTCCTTTATCGGAGAACTAACCCAAGGCGTTACCAACACCTTAAAGGATTCGGTTCTTCCCACGGTCAATGGCTGGCTGGAGGAGCTGCAAAGCGCCTTTACAAGCAACGGTGTGGAGGGCGTTGTTACGGCTTTTGGCTCTATTCTGGCTGACGCCTGCACCAAGCTTGCGCAAGCGGCGCCGGGCGTTGTTGATCTGGCTGTAGGATTTATCCAGTCGTTTATAAAAGGGATTGGAGATAACGCGCCCCAGCTGATCCAAGCAGCAAAACAAATCGTCGGCGCGTTAGTGGACGGCCTGATAAAGCTCTTACCCAGCGAGATCCAAAAGCCGGTAAAAGAAACCGTAAATATTTTAAAGCGGTCCTTTGAAAGCGGCGGACTGCGGAACGCCATTAACACAGTATCTAATATTTTGAAGGATCTGGGGAAAGTGGTAACCAATCTCGCAAAAACGATACTTCCTCCCCTGGCGAAAGCCGTTGATTTTCTTGGCAAAAATATAAAAATCATCTTGCCTCTTGTCACTTCAGCTGTTGCGGGTATAAAGGCGTTCAGTATCGCAAAAACGGCGGCCACCGCAATTAACAGTTTGAAAGCTTCGTTTCAAACAGCGGCTTTACAGTTATCGCTCTTTATTGCTCAGGAAGGCGCCGCCGCTGTGGCCACTTCTGCATCTGCCGCGGCTTTAACCGCAAAAGAGGTTGTTGTGGGCACTTTAACCGGAAAAATCAACCTTGTTACAGCCGCCCAATGGCTCTGGAACACCGCTATGAACGCCAATCCTATCGGGGTGGCAATCGGACTTGTAGCCGCCCTAGCCGCCGGAATCGGACTTTTATGCGTCGCGTTAAGTAATGGCACAGAGGACACCGATCTTTTGGCAGAAGCTAACGAGCGCATGGCAGAATCTATCGGACATATTGCGGACGGCATCGAACAGTGGAACGAAAAGGTTGATAATGCCAAAAGCTCTATGGAAGGCTTTAATGATTCTATCCTGATGTCTCAGGAGG